ATCAAATTCTTTATCTATATCTTTAATTGCAAACAAACCAAAACCTTCTATTGAACTTTTTTTTACTTCTATGCAATCAGGTAAAGGTTTATAATAAAATTTATTATAAATAGGGTACATTATTTATAACCACCACCAGCTTTTTTATAAGCTTTAGCTAACATTTGTGCTTTACGAGCTGACCATTGACCAGCTTTACCACCTTTAGTTCCAGCTTTTATTCTGTTAAATATTCTTTTACGCAAACTAGGTTTAGTATAGTTACCAGCTTCATTAACTCTGCTTTTAGTTTTACCACCTTTTTTATAGCTTCCGTTTTCTAATGTGCTTCTAAGTCTTTGTTTTACCATGTAATTTCCTTATTGCTTCTTTACCTTTTTTAAATATATTTGCTACTTGTTTTTTACCCATAACCTTTGACCTTTGTTCTCCTACTGTAAGTATTTGAATTTTACGAGCAAATGGTTTTTTAATTCTTTTAACTTTAGCTACAGTTGCTCTAGCATCTGCAGGTGTAGCAAACTTAATACTAACTGTGTCTTTAGGATTTTCGTCAGTGTATAACCTACGACCAGAGCCTTTAGGTTTTTTTCCTGTTCCTACTTTTGGGTCTTTTTTGCTTCGCATTATTAATAACTTTATTTTTTTTAGATGCCGGTGCTTTTAAAGTACTTTTTCTAAACGCAGTTCTGGACATTACCATTTTACTTTATCTGCCCAGTATGCAGCTGACATTTTACCTTTTCTAATATTTTTTCTATGTCTAGCTTTGAAAGATTTTCTTTTCATTTTAGTTTTACGAGATTCTCCCTTTTTAGGTTTACCTGCAGTTTTAGCACCTTGTTGTCCAAACCTAATAGTTTTAATTTTGCTGCCTTCTTTTGCAACAACTATATGAGATTTTTTAGGGTGGTTAGGGGTACGCTTTGGTTTGTTGTACCCACTAACACCTGCTCTCTTTAAACGAGAATCTTTGGTAGAACGGCTCATAGTTTATTACTAAACTCTGCCACCTATTTTCTTTTTAATCATCTCATTAAAAGTTTCTGGCATTTTATCTTTAGCCATTCTTCCTTTTTTCATTGATGAATATTTAGAAGCTTTTCTACCACCTCTCATAGATTTATATTTTGATTTTTTCATTTTTTCACCTTTGGTTTTTTAGCTGGTTTTTTTGCAGCTGGTTTCTTTTTTGGTTTGAGTTCTTTAAGCATAGCATCAGCTTCTTTTGCTCTCAATGGTCCAGCTACTAATTCTTCGCCATTCCATATAACATAAGCTGGGTCGCCATTTTCAAAGTGTCCGTTTTCTTCTTTTTTAATTGTCATAGTTTCACCTATTCGTAAATTTTGTTTAACACTAATATTATAGAGTATGCATCTCCGTCTGAATGACCAACAGTTGTAAAGTCAATATCGCCAGTTTTACCTGAACCTGCATTGTTAGGAATACCAGAAAATAAATCATAGTATTCATCTCCAGTGCTATCAGCCGGTAATGGTATAGCTAAAACATTGGTACTAGCATCAAACTCTATGTTTACTCGCATACCAACACAAGCCCAATATATTCTTGCTATAGATACTGAAGTGCATGACTGCCCTAAACTATTTGAGCTTAGAGCAGACACATCAACTTTTTTTACTGCTGATTCACCAGTGCCATCACTAGCATTAGTAAATTTAAGAACAGCGATTTTATCGCCATCTTGAATAGTTTGTGAGGTTACTGTATCAGCCATAATCTACTCCTATGCGTCAGAAAATGCCGGAACATCTGCACCTTCTTGGTTACCCCAGATGTACCAGTTAGTACTATCTTTAGCTAATATATTAATTTCAAACAAACCAAAGTCTGTAAGCGTTAATATAGAGTTAGAGTTACCATCTGAATATACAGAAACATTATCTGCATTAGAATCTAAATGTACTATACCACCTATGTAGAAGTTAGTATTAGACCCTGTGCTAATAATTAAGTTTTCTGTTTCTTCTGCAGCACCACCATAAATTAATTTAAAGTAAACACCTGCTGATGGAGAAGGTAATGTTAATGTGCAGTTCGCTGATAAAGCAGGAACAACAGAAACTCTACCACCATGAGTAGTTGCTGTTAAAGAAATAGCTGTAGTGTCAGCTAAAGCTACAGGAGTAACTTGCATACCATCACCATTTAAAGTGAACTCGGTAGTTATAGCACCTGTAGTTGAATTTTTAGATACGACTTGGAAGCCGTTCTCGGACCTGACTGGTCCATTAAAGGTTGAATTAGCCATGTCTTTCTCCTAAAAGAAAATATCTATCATCTTGGCAAAGTCTGCTAGGGCAGTTGATAGACAATTAATAAATCCCTAGTTACGAAAAAAGGGGAGCACAAGGCTCCCCATAAAGTTCTAGCTTGAACCCGGTGAGCCGTAAATACCAAGCGGGTCTGATACTCCAAATGAGTATCTTTCTCTAGCTTTGTATCTGACATTTCCGGTGTCAAAATCTCCGTCCATAGATGTTTCCATTCCGGTTCTATTGAAATGTTTCATGCCGTTTGGAACATCAGTGATGATGAAGAAAGCATTAGTATCAGTAAGATAATGGTTAATCATATATCCTTCTGGTATAGCACCATTAGAAGATATAGCATTAATATCATTATCAGATGTACCTACTCTAAATTGAGACTCTAAAAGTCTAGTTGCTGTAAACTGCAGAGCAGAAGGAACAATTAGTCTTTTTGGTCTAGCTGCTATTTTCAAACCTCTTTGGTCTTTAAAGTTGCCGATATTAATAACAGCATCTTCTAAAGATGTTTCATTAAGGTCTGCCGCAGTAGAAGGTCTATTAGAGTTTTTACTACCATCTACTAATGGGTGTCCGTCCCCACCAGTAACACCATCACCATCTGCAGTAAATAAGTTTACTCCGTCTCCAGATTGGAAAGAATTTGTAAACCCATTATTGAGTGGGAAAGCAGCTTTGACTTGCTTAGTGTAAGCCATAGCTCTTGCTAATGCTTTAGTATAACGAGCAGAAAGTGAGTCATAAAGGTTATCCTCTATTGCTTCTTCTGTAATCGCAAAACCTAAAGCGATGGTTTCATGGTTGTATCTAGCTGTAAAGCTTTCTTGTGCTGAATCATAAGTGATTGCTGCACCTTCATCTTTAACAACTGCTTGACCAAATCCACTTAACTGAACTTCCTCTTCAAAACTTCTATCAGAGTTTTCAGTTTCGTAAATCATGGTGTGCTCATCTTCGTACTTTTCGTACTCCATTCCAAACAATGCGTTAAGTCCGGGTAGGAGTTCTTTTAACATTTGTGCTCTTGAAATAGCCATATTTTATTCTCCTATATTAAACGCCTGTTGTATTAGTTAATTGATGTCCTGCGTTAAAGACAACAATAACATCTGTGAATGAATCGCCAACTGCACTATCAGGTCCTTCTACGAACTCGATAATTTTAACTGGCAAAGTATTGGTTGTAGCAATCGTACTGCTATCAACAGCATTTTTGCTTCGACCTATACTTGTACTACCTGCTGTTTGAACAACAGCAGCATTGTTTCCTAATGCTGTTTGTGCTAGTGAAGCATCACCTTGCATCTTCATTTCAACAAAAGGGTCATCAACGACATACGCACTAATATCACTTGCACTTGTAGATGCTGGATATGTTTGTGAGAATGTCTTTTGGTTTGTATTTGGGTCAGTGTATGACACACCTACAAATACTCCTACTGGAGTACAAGCTGTGGTTCCTGTGTCTTTTTCGACAGTACCAGAACTAACAAGCTTTACAAAATCTCCGTAGAATATAGCGGTGCCGTAACCGGAAGCTATCTTGTAATGTCTAACTTTTCCTGTGAAAGAACCATTAGAACTAAGACAACCTACTGGCTCTGCACCCATAGGGGTTGCTGTCGCAGCCATATTATTCTCCTAAAATTTTTAAAAGAGGGCTACTAACTAAATAATTATTTAGTTATTTACCGCCAAATGTAGTCCTCGTTTTGCGGTCTGGTTGTAACAGTGGCATACGAGGGTCATTTTCTTTTAAATAGTTATTATCAACGGCGTCCATTTGTTCTTTAGCAACTTTTCTGTAGTATTCATCTCTTTGTTCCATTAACTCTCTAGGAGCTTTACAAAGCAATAAACCGCCTACTTCCATGTTACCTTTATCTGCCCATTCAGAATCCACATCACAAACTAAATGTAGTTCAGGGTGGTCTTCTGCTCTCACAGG